GAACTTTTGCAAATGCAAGGAAAAATCAGAAAGCAAAGAAAAGAAATGATTTATAAGCAGCAAGAAAAACAAAGAAAAATGATTGAGATAAGTTCCCTAGCAGTAGTAAGCATATTAGTAGTAGCGTTTATGGTTTGGGTAGCTTCGGCTATAGCAAGTAAAGCAAGGGCACACGATTTGTGTGGGGAGTTTAAAACTGGCTATACTATCTGTTTAAATGAAGGGTACGATCAGGCACACGCTAGTATGTTTAAACATAGGTTTCCTAAACATGAGAGATACATCAGTTGTAAACTTGCAGAGTATAAACCTATGAAAAATAATAAAAACGAAATAGTAGGTCTACATTGTAGATATAGATATCCAAACAAGGACAGTTTCACATTTTCTACTTACAACAAGAACTGTCCTGAACAATTAACCTGTACTGTAAGTAACTAATAAAGGAAGTAACATGTCAACACTAAAAATACCAAAAGATAAAAGAAACAATGCCGAAAGGTATAAGCCTAAGAATAAAGCCGGTTCTGGTAGAACTATTTCTGACAAGGATAAAGCTATTATGGGAAAAGCAAAAGGTAGAACTATTTCTGACAGGGATATTGCGTTAATTGCAAATGCTTTTCGTGAATCTGTTAATAGTGAAGCACTATCTGCTATAATGGGTAAAGCAATGAGGGACAGGCCTAAAACAAATAAATCGCCAGTAAAAAGTAGAATGATGAACAAGGATGGTTCAGATCCACTTATGAAGAAAAAAGCATACGGTGGTATGGCTAAGAAAAAGATGAAAGCGGGTGGTAAATTAGTAGGAGGCCAATCAAAGCTAGATAAAAATAAAAACGGTAAGATAGACGGTGAAGATTTTAAAATGATGAAGAATAAAAAAGCATACGGTGGTATGGCTAAAAAAAAGAAGATGATGGGTGGCGGTATGATGATGAAGAAGAAAATGATGAGCGGAGGAAAGGCTCATATGAAAAAGAAGAAGTAATTGAAAAGAACAACATCAACCATACCATTTGGATACGAACTATCAGAGGATGGAAAAGAATACATCCCGATAGAGAAGGAACTGGAATTACTAAACACAGCTTTTGATTATGTAAGAAACTGTGGAGCAGCAAAGGCAGCTAGATGGCTGTCAACAGCATCGGGTAGGAAAATATCAAACCCGGGTCTGACTAAGAGAATGAAACTAGGGGTACATTTAGATAAGAATGACTGAAGAACTGAACAAACCAAAAAGAGGTAGGCCTCCTAAGAAAGAAGGAGAGGCTAAGACGAGCTACACTTGGTCGAGAAAAATGAAAGCTAGACTTGCAACTCAAAGACAGCTTTCAGAGAAGAAAAGAAAAGCAGAGAAGCTAACGGAACAAGCGAAGAGAGCTAGAAGATCTGTTACCTTAGCAAAAGAATCTGCTGTCAAAGTGGACAATGCTCTAAAGGGACGATCTAAGTCTGTCGTTACTAGCGAAGACTTAAAAAGGGTGCCTCGAGCTGTAAGGGAGCATTTACAGCACCATGATGTAGTGTTCAAGGCCAACGAAGGCCCACAGACTACATTCTTAGAGTCACCCGAAAGAGACGTTCTTTATGGAGGAGCTGCAGGAGGTGGTAAATCATATGCGTTATTAGCGGATGTACTCAGAGACGCATCAAACTCTAACCACAGAGGCTTGTTGTTAAGAAGAACACTAGCCGAATTAACAGAATTGATAGACAAAAGTAAGCAACTCTATCCAAAAGCATTCCCCGGAGCTGTATTCAAGGAGGCTAAGTCCACTTGGGAGTTCCCTTCAGGGGCTAGGATATGGTTTTCTTACGTAGATGACGATAGGGATGTTACTAGATACCAAGGACAAGCGTTCAATTGGATAGGAATAGACGAAATAACTAACTACCCTACACCATACGTGTGGAATTACCTACGTTCTAGACTTAGAACTACTGATCCACAACTAGGAATGTACATGAGATGTACTGCAAACCCGGGAGGAGTAGGTGGATGGTGGGTCAAGAAGATGTATTTAGACCCTAATCCACCAGATGACCCGTTTTGGGCTAAGGATTTTGATACTGGTAAGACTTTGAAGTACCCTGTTAACCATAATAAAGCAGGAGACCCTTTATTCTTACGTAAATTTGTACCTGCAAGGCTAACAGACAACCCTTACTTGTTCGAAGACGGTCAATATGAGGCGATGTTGATGTCTCTACCAGAAATAGAGAGAAAAAGACTACTAGAAGGTGATTGGGACGTAGCAGACGGCTCTGCCTTCACTGAATTTAGCCGTGCAACACATGTTGTAGAGCCTTTTGAGGTTCCTATAGGCTGGTCGAGGATAAGATCAGGCGATTATGGGTATGCTTCACCATCTTGTATCCTCTGGGGTGCAATAGATTGGGATAATAACATCTGGATCTATAGAGAACTGTATGTAAAGGGCTACACAGGAGAAAGATTAGGAGATATGATTGTAGAGATGGAAAGAGACGATCCCCCTATGCAATTAACTACATTAGACTCATCCTGTTGGAATAAAACAGGTTTAGGGCCTTCAATAGCAGAAACTATGATAAAGAGAGGAGCTAGGTGGATACCTGCAGACAGACACAGAATAGCCGGAAAGATAGAAGTGCACAGGAGATTAGCTTGCGATGACAGAGGTAATCCTAGGGTTCGCTTTTTTTCTACGTGCAACAATACAATCAGGACTCTACCTACACTACCCATATCTAAAACCAATCCTGAAGATGTGGATACGAAGGCTGAAGACCATGCGTATGATGCATTGAGGTATATGGTAATGAGTAGGACTTTGATGAACGTGCACACTCCACATAGGATGATGAAGCAGACGCAGCAATATGAACCACAAGATCAGGTATTTGGGTATTAATTATGGCAACGGGTAAAACAAAAATAAGAGACGTAATTCTTGAAGCAATAGCTACCAGAGGCGTACTTGCTGAAGGAGAAGAAAAAGTAAATTTAAATAGTAAAACTATTAATAGTGCTATAAAAAAACTTATAGAAAATAGTCCAAAAGTATTAAAAAGTGAAGGTGCTGATCCGTGGAAGTCTGGTGCTATTAATGCCTTCAGTTCATATCTTAATAACTGGGAAAATTTAAAACTACCTGATAAAACGTCTGTATTAGATATGCCAATTGAAGAATTTAAAAAACCATCTAATTTAGAGTATGTAGCTAAAAAAATAAAAGAACAAAAATTTAGTTATGGAACTGGTTTAGAAACTGTATTTGATCAAATTACAAAATATTCAGGGTATGATACAAACGAAAGATACTTTACAGAATTTTTTGGTACTAGAACAGGTAGGAAAGTAAAAAGACAAACAGGTACAGGTACTGGAAGAGGTAGGAAAGTAGTAGATCTTCCTAATGATATATATGCTACTTTAAGAGAAATAGAAAAAGGCATTAATAATCCTTTGAGTAGAATAACTGCTCAGTATATGAATTTAACAGGACATAGAGCACAGGAAACTAAAGGTTTAAAAATAGAAAACTTTTTAAAGTCTGAAGGTACGGTGGGAGAAGGCTCTACATACGGAACTAAATATAATTTACATGCTTCTGGTTGGGAATTAAAACAAGGATATAAAGCAGTAAATTTTACTGTTTTAGGTAAAACATTAATTTACAATGCTTTGAAAATAGCAGAACAAGAAGGCAGAACTTCCGGTCTTTTATTTCCTTCTGCAGATGCTGTAGATAATATAGTTACAGATGGTTTAAAAGCCAAATATGGAGCAGGGTCTATAGAAACTTATGTAACTGGAAAAGAAGTAGCCGAATCTGGAGACCCCTCACGAGCACTTCTTCGTAAACTTGCAAAAGGGAGATATTTGGCATCTGAAGGTATACAGGAATTTTCTGGACAATTTTATAAAGGTATCATAAATATTTTACAAGGTATTGCTGATACTAAGACAGAGAATGCTTATTCAAGTGTTAACGATAGAGAAGGGGCTATTAATCACATTGGAGAATTTGTAGACAATAGATTTATAGCTTTTTCAGGATCTAATAACTTAGTAGATTTTTTAAATAATAATGATTTAGAAGTTCCTGAAGGTCTTGCAGAATATGTAGAAGAACAAAAGTTCCCTAAATCAAAATTTTTAATAACAGGTAGAACTTTTTTATCATGGATGCCTAAAGAAGCTAGGTTAAAATTGTTAGCTAATGAACCTGTAGCATCTGTTCCTGTTTCTAAAATAGACGATGTAGATATAGCAGAACAGAGAGAAGATACTAAGGTAGAAAAAAAAGTAGACAGACAAAAAAGTTTAAGAAAAAAAATAATAGATGATGTAAAAGAAAAACAAGATGATATAAATAAACTTACAGATATATTTAAAGAACAGGGAGACAGTGAAGAGAAAGCTAGACAAAAAGCAATAGACACACTGGATGGAAAAGTAACAAAAAAAACTTCTTTAAAACAAGAAAATATAAATTCCATAATAGATAATTCTGATCCGGATGTAGATAGTAAGATAGATAAAATAGTTAAAGATAATAATTTAGATCTTTCTAAACCAGAAGACATAGCTAAATTATTTACCAATAAAATGGAAAGAACTATGTTAGATGATTTTGTTAATGAAACAACAACTTTTGTTTCAGATGCCGGTGAACAAATTATGGATTTAATGCCTGATAGACAAAGCAATTTAGGTAAAATAGGATCTGCTGCTGCTGGTGCTATTATACAAGGAGTAGGGGGAAGATTTATAAAACCTGTAAAATATGCTGGTAAAGTTGCAAAAGGTGTAGGTAAAGTACTATTTCCTCAAACTACACTAGAAGGTAGAGGAGAGATAGCAAGTATGATGCCTGATCTAGATCCAGAAGTTAGAAAATTTAACGAAGAAGAGCAGAGAAAAAGAAAAATAAAAGAAGATACGGAAGCTATGGCCGATGCTGAATTACAAGTAGAACAAGATAATTTAAAATCGCCAAGAAACCGAGCCTTGGGAGATGGAGATCCTATGACTAAGGTTAACAAAGAACTAGGAGAACTAGGATTTTAATTTTAACAATAAAAAAAGGAGACTAAACATGCCATACGGTAATAAAAGTGCATACAAATCAGGCTACATTATGGGCCAAATGAGTAAACAAGGAGCGATGAGTGAAGTAGGTGAAAAACTTTTTAGAGAAAAGTTAGACCCTATGTTAATGGGAGAAAATTCAGGAGCATTCAAGCAGACTGAAGATTCTAAATCAGCTTCTGGTAGCGAGCATATGAAACAGGCTGGTTACATCATGGGACAGACACCAAAAGTATAATAAACTTAGGATAGATTATGGATCAACCTATAGACGCATCTGAAGATATGGCCGCTGACGCTCCCGGTCTTGTTGGATATATACAAGAGAAACAAAGGGAAGCAGAAGACGGTAGGCAAGTACACGAAGAGAGATGGTTAAAGGCTTATAAAAACTTTCGTGGTATTTATGATAGCACTACTCAGTATACAACAACTGAGAAATCAAAAGTATTTATAAAGATAACCAAAACTAAAGTTCTTGCTGCCTACGGACAGATTGTAGATATCTTATTTGCTAATAAAAAATTTCCACTTACTGTAGAGGCCACACCAGAACCTGAAGGAATAGCAAAGTTTGCTCATATGGAAACACCATTAGATAAGGTATCTCCATCAGATCCTTTTGGTTATAAAGGTGACGGTAGAGACATGCCACCGGGTTCTCTAGAAGCAACTGGAAATAACTTAGACTATCTAGGAGGTTTAGCACCAGAGTTTGAAGGTGCACCGATTATAGAAGGAAAAGCAAGAGTAGGTGAACCACAAATATCCCCTGCACAGGAAGCAGCTTTAAGAATGGAGAG